TATAGTCAAAGATGCAACACTTTATAGAATTAAGCAAATAGAACTTGCAGAAGCTGAATATTATAAATCACTAATCACAACATTAGACAGAATAGAACGAGAAGTAGTATCTTTAGCTAATAGAGATTTACCTACACAAGATGGTAAGCTAATAGAATTACAATCTGCTGTAGCTATAAGACCTAAAATAAAACAAATATTAGATCGTGAATATTTACCTTTTGCAGATCAAGTTGTTAGAGAGGGTTTTAATAAACAAGCTAAGAGAATAGAAAAAGCTTTTAAAAGAATTGGTAATATTCCTGTTGAGTTTCAAGAATTAACTAAAGGTGATCTACAATTAATTCAAAATTTAAAACAACAATATTATACTCAGTTCAAAGATGTATCGAATACCTTTACAAGACGACTATCAGAAAAGGTTTATCAAAATACATTAGTTGGTTCAGACTTTGCAGATTTAGAAAAAGAACTTAGACAAACTATAAATGGAATCTATGCTAGTTCAGATGATGTAGAAGCAAACAGACTTATAAGCTTTATAGAAGATAATAAGTTTAAAAAGTCTATGCAATCGTCAGTTGATAAAGCTGTTCAAAAGCTACAATCTAAATTTGCTAGAGATCGTGCTGGTGAGAATATGAAAAGATACGCTGGTCAAATATTAAATGATTCTTTAAGAGATTTTGATGCTACTCTAAACTTCAATAAAGCAAATGACGCTGGTTTAACTTTTGTAAAATACTATGGAGATGTAATACCCACAACACGAGAGATTTGCAGAAATGTAGTAAATGGAGTATATGATAAGAGACCGAGTGGTCTTTTTACGATTGATGAAGTCAATAAACTATGGGCATCAAGAAGTTGGTCAGGCAAAAAAGCTGGAAACCCTTTAGTTGTTCGAGGTGGTTATAATTGTCGTCATCAATGGAGTTACGTCAATCCTGATTGGTATGACAGTAGCGGTGAACTAATAATATAGGAGTAAATATGTCAGAAGAACAAAAACAAGAACAAGTACAAGAAACTTCAACACCTGTTGAAGCTAAAGAAGAAACAAAACAAGAAACTAAAACAGAAGCAGAACAAAGATTATTTAATCAACAACAATTAGATAATATTGTTCAAGCTAGAGTTATGGCAGAGAGAAAGAAATACGAAAAGAAAATTGAAGCCGAAGAAAAACAAAAAGCTGAACTTCTTAAACAAAAAGAACTAGAAGAAGCTAAAACAAAACAAGACTTGGAAAAAATCATGCAACAAAGAATCCAAGAAAAAGAACAAGAAATATCAAGATATAAAACTGAAATTAAAAAAGAAAAAATTGATAATTCTATTCTATCTATTGCATCAAAGAACAATGCAATCAATCCTCAACAAGTCGTCCAACTAATTGAAAAAGAAGTTAAATTAAATGATGATGGCAGAATTGAAATACTTGATAATACATCAAATATTAGATATAACTCAAAAGGAGAACTTTTAACGATAGAAGATAGAGTTAAAGAGTTTTTAGATACGAACCCACACTTCCGTAATGCAACAGTACAAGGTTCAGGAAGTAAAGCGAGTATCGGTGGTAATACTGTAAAACCCTTAAACATTCAGGACTTAGACCTTAATAAACCCGAAGATCGTAAAGCCTATGCAGAATATAGGAAGAAGCGTGATACAGGTGCTATTAAGATTAACTTAAACAATTAAAATATAAAGGAAAACCAAAATGGCAAACGAAAGCACAAGTTCTACACTATCGGAACTATACACAGAGATAGTGGCAGAAGCTCAGTTCGTTGCAACAGAACAATCTATCATGAGAAATCTTGTAAGAAATTATCAGATTTCAGGTGGTGGTAAAGCAGTAGAAGTTCCGATTTACTCGGCAGTTTCTGCGGCGGCTGTTGCTGAAGCAACTGACTTATCAAACACAGCGATAGACCCAAGTTCAGCGACTATAACAGCTTCTGAAGTTGGCGTTATGACTACACTTACAGATTTAGCAAGAAACTCCGCACCAAGAAACGTAGCGGCAGATATTGGTAGATTATTCGGTGAAGCAATCGCTAAAAAACAAGACACAGATTTAATCGCATTATTTGATGGCTTCTCTGTTACTTCAGGTGACGGAACAGGCGCAATGAGTGCGGCAGTAATCTTTAATGCACTATCAACTTTGAGAGCAAACTCGCTTCCAATTTCTGAGTGTGCAGTAGTGTTACACCCTAAAATCGCTTACGACCTAAAAGCAAACTTAACTAATACTTTTGCAAACGCAAATGCAAACGACTTAGCTAACGAAGCTTTAAGAAATGGTTTTGTAGGAAGATTAGCTGGTATGCCTGTATTCGAAACAGCAAACATGGCGAATACTGGAACAGCTGGTGACTATAAAGGTGGAGCATTCCACAGAGATGCAATCGCTTTAGCAGAAATGCAAGGTCTTAAAGTTGAGACTCAAAGAGATGCGTCTTTAAGAGCAGACGAGATTGTAGCAACAGCAGTATATGGCGTAGGAGAAATCCACGATTCATATGGTGTTGAATTACACTACGACTCATCTATTCAATAGTAGATAACTTCTTGTGGGGTAGAAATACCCCACGAGTCTATAAGGAGAATAAATGGTAAAAGTAATTTCAAATAAACCAAAAACAATAAAACTAACTAGAAATAATAAAACAATCGAAAGACCTTTGATTGATTATCAAAGAAATAAAAATCTATGGCATTTTAGAGGTTTTAAACCTGTTGAAGATGTTGTAAAAGTAGAAAATAAGGTTGAAGATAAAGTTGTAAATCTTAAACCTAAAAAAACTAAAAGGAAGAAACAAGATGAACAAGTGGATTTGGTTAAAGAGTAAAAAATCAGCTAAATGGTTATGGGTTAAAGCTAAGAATAATCCAATGTATTCTATACCTGTAATAGTAGTAATAATTTATTTAATAGTAGGTTAATATGGCTAATTTTACTGGTGCTGATGTCATAACTGCTGCAGATGTAACTAAGTATCAACCTGATGCTTTTGGTTTTGGGATTGCTTCTACTGATACAGAAGCAGTTAATTTCTTTGCACAAACAACAAACGATATTCTAAGACAATTAAGAATTGAATGGTGGCCAGTATATAAAACAAATGTCTATACTGATATTACTGTTTTAAATACAAACGAAATGGTCAATACAAAAGTTAATTTAGACCAATTTGAACGTGCTGGAGTTTATTTATTCTTAGGCAGATTCTTATGTCCAGCTTTATCTAAGTTTAGACCTGAAACAGAAAAAGATAGATTTGAAAGAATGGCAGAACATTATCTTTCTGAGTACAATAGAGAATGGAGAGAAATATTAGAAGATGGTGTTGAATACGATAGTACAGGAGATGGAACTATTGTTAAAAACGAAAGAGAGTCTTTACACGGGTCAGGACGATTAGTTAGATAATGGCAATAGGAATTAAGATTAAAACTAATTCTAAACACATAGAAAAAAGATTTAAAAGACTACAATCTAAATTTCCTAGCATAATTGATAAAGGTGTTTTACAAGCTGGTTTTCAATTATTAGATATTATTAGAACTAAGACAGCAAAAGGAATAGATGTTAATTCAAGAAAATTTGCACCTTATAGTTCAGGATATTTAAAAAAATTAAATAGAGAGGGTAAAAGAACAGCAGTTGATTTATTTTATACTGGTAGAATGTTAAGTGCATTAACACCTAATAATAAAACAGTAAGAAAAACAGGTAAGCATAAAATAACATTAGGATTTGCAAATGCACAAATGAGACAAAGAGCATTATATAACCAAGTATTAAATGAACCTAAAAGAGTATTTTTTGGCTTTAATGATAGAACAGAAAAGATTATACAGAATACGTTTAACAAGTTTATAAAAAAACAATTTAGAGATATGAAACTATGAGTGTAAGAGAAAATATAGCATCAAATTTATTATCTGTTATTTCAGCAATCAGTAGTCCAATAACAATTAAAAAAGCTACTAGACAACCTTTTCCCATTGATGAACTTTCAGAACAACAATACCCAGCAGTTATAATTCAAACATCAGAAGAAACACGAGATGATTCGGAATTAGGAAGTGGTGCAAGAACAAGACACGGAACGATTGATTTTATTATATCAGGTTTTGTTAAAGGTGCAGAAGTCAATATAGATACTAAGAGAAACGAACTTATTACAGCTATTGAAACTGCTGTCGAATCTGATATTACGAGAAATGGTAACGCATTAGATACAATGGTTATATCTTGTGAAACTGATGAGGGGTCTTTATTCCCTGTTGGTGGAATAAGAATGACAGTAAGATGTATGTATGAATATCAATCAGGAACACCATAAGGAGAAATAAATGGAAAAGATAATTAACAAAATACAAAAAAAGATAGATCAAATAGAAAAATACCACGATAAAGAATCTTTACTCTGTGAAGAAGTAAAAGACTTATTAGAAGAATTAAGAGAAAACTCAGTAGAAGAATCGTTTGAAGAAGATGATTTAGACGAGGATTTTGACGAAGAAGAAATTGACGAGGACGAGGATAAGTAGTAAAAGGATTTATTATGGCTAAAGATATAAAATTATACAAGAACGGATATGAAGTTATAATTAACGAAACGCAACTTGATAACTTTTTAAAACTTGGTTATAAGCAAGAAAACGATAAACAAGATAAACCAAAAAAGGATAATAAAAAATGGCAACGCATCACGGAAAAGAGGGAGTAGTAACTGCTGGGGGGAACCCTGTCGGTGAACTTACTTCATTCACAATCGAGACAACAGGAGATGTAGTAGAGGATACTCAACTATCAGATTCAACAAAATCATTTTTAGCTGGAAGAACATCTTTCTCAGGCACTTTAGAAATGAACTATGATGAAGCTGACGCACAACAAGAAACTTTAACTGCTGGAAGTTCAATATCTTTTGTATTGTTACCTGAGGGTAATACATCAGGAGATCAATCTTTCACAGGTACAGGTATTGTTACAGGTATGAGTATTAATAATGCTATGGACGCAGTTGTTTCAAGAAGTGTTACTTTTCAAGGAACAGGCGCTTTAACTAAATCTACTGTATAATAATTTATGTCAGTAATAGATAGAGTTAAAACTCACTTTGAATCACTTCAAACAATTTCTATTGAAGTTGAAGAATGGAAAGACGAACACGGCAATCCATCTGTATTTTATTCTGAACCTTTAACGCTTGAAGAAAAGAATATTATCTTTAAGAAGTCTAGTAATTTCCAAGACTTAAATGTTCTTGTTGATTTGCTTATAATGAAACTTCAAGTTAAAGATGATAAAGGTAATCTTGTAAAAGCTTTTAAACCTGAAGATAAATTTGCATTAAGAAAAAAAGCAGATTCTAATGTTATAGCTACTGTTGCAAATCGTATTTTAGCAGACACTAATTACGAGGAAGCCGAAAAAAAGTAGAAAGCGACCCCGACACTAGGTCGCTATTAGTCATAGTAGATAGGTTTCATTTTACAATACAGCAAGTTTTAGATATGCCTGTAAGTCACTATAATCTTTTGTTAGCTTACTTGAAAAAAGAGCAAGATGAGTATAAAACAAAGAAATCACTAGCTGACGCAAAAAGGTATAATTTATAATGGCAAACCAAAGACTTAATATTGATATAGTAGCACGAGATAAAGCAACAAAAGCTTTAAATGGTCTTAGAGGGGGTTTAGCTAAAGTAAGAGGTGCTGTTTTTAATTTACAATCAGCTTTTGTTGGATTAGGTGCTGGTCTTGTAGTAAGAAATTTAGTTAATACAGGAAAAGAATTAGAAAATTTACAAGTAAGATTAAAATTCTTATTAAAAGATACAAACGAGGGTGCAAAAGCTTTTGACAATATGGTCAAATTTGCATCAAGAGTTCCTTTTTCTCTTGAAGAAATACAATCAGGTTCAGGAATATTAGCAACAGTAACAGATAACGCAAAAGACCTACAACAAATGTTAGAGATAACAGGTAATGTTGCGGCAGTTACGGGATTAGATTTTAGAACAACAGCAGAACAAATACAAAGATCATTTAGTGCTGGTATTGGTGCGGCAGATTTATTTAGAGAAAAAGGTGTTAGAAATATGCTTGGTTTTCAAGCTGGTGCAAATGTATCTATTGAAGCAACAGCAAAAGCATTTGAAAAAGTATTTGGTAAAAACGGAAGATTTGGAAAAGCAACAGATGAATTAGCAAATACTTTTGAGGGAACTATGTCAATGTTAAATGACAAAGTTTTTACTTTTAAGAAGACATTATTAGATGCTGGGTTTTTTACAGAACTTAAAAATCAATTTGGAGATTTAGATATGTTCTTAGAAAAAAATTCAAAACAAATAGAAGAAATAGCTATACAAGTTGGAACAAATTTAGCAACTGCAACTATTAAAGCGGCAGAAGCAATTAAATTTTTAGTAAAGAATTTTAAAGATTTACAAGCTATTTTAGGTGTTGTCTTAATTGCTTTTGGTGGACTTTTCAAAGTATTAGCTGGTCTAGGTTTAATTATTCATGATGTTGAAAGAAGATCAAAAGAATTAGTAGGAAATTTTAAAGAAACAGCAGAAGAAGCACAAAGGTTATCAGATATATTATCAGCAGTTGATGCTAATGAGGGTTTTGTAGAACCAATGGAATCAGCTTTACAAATTATACACGATTTTGAACATGAACTTTCAGTTGCAGTTCCAAGCGCAACTCAAAAAGCTATTGATAAATTTGAAGAATTAAATAATACAGCTTTAGAAAATTTAAGAAACAAGATGTCAGATATTAGAATGACAATAGTTGAGGGTTTAAATAGTGGTATTAGTAAATTCTCAAATGCTTTATCAAGAGCAGTAATTTTAGGAGAAGATTTAGGTAAATCATTTAAAAAAATGTTACAAGATGCTCTTGTAAATAGTTTAGCCATAATGATTGAGATGGTTATAAGAATGGGAATACAAAAATTATTAGGTATTGAATTAGAAAAATCAGATAAAAATAGATTAAATACTGAAAAAAATATTACTAGAGAAAAACAAAAACAAGTTGCACTACAAGCTATATTAGTTGCTATGGGTGGCGGCGGTGGTGGTGGCGGTAATGGTGGTTTATTTGGATTCTTTTCTAAAGGTGGTTCAGTTCCAAAAGGACAACCAGTTGTAGTGGGCGAAAGAGGTGCTGAATTATTTATACCTAACCAAGCTGGACAAATTACACAATCAGCTAGAGGAACAAATGCTGGTGGTGGTGCAGTTAGTGTTAATTTTGCAATTACAACTTTAGATGCAACAGGATTTCAAGATATGTTAATTCAAAACAGAGGAACAATATCAAACTTAATTAATCAAGCAGTTAATGAAAGAGGGAGTAATAATTTAGTATAATGTCAGGTGCGTTTCCTATATCTAATTCTAAATTCTCTACAATGGGAATTAAGTCTATACAAAACACAATTATCTCTAAATCTGATAGTGGTAAAAAATTAGCACGTCAAATAGACGGACAAAGATTCGGATTTAGTGCTGAAATAATTACTGCAAAAAGATCAGATGTTTATGGAGAACTTATGGCTTTTATTATAAAGCAAAGATCAGGTAAAGAAAACTTTACAATTATTCCACCTGAAATAAAAAATGCTAGAGGAAGTGAAACAGGAACTTTAGCAGTTAATGGTGTTCACTCTGCTGGAGATACTACTATTGATATTGACGGCCATACTGCTGATACTGCTGGTTCATTAAAAGCTGGAGATTTTTTAAAATTTAATGGTCATTCAAAAGTATATATGATTGTAGCAGATGTAACTCCGTCATCTAATGCAAGTACAGTTACAATAGAACCACCTTTAGTTGCAGATTTAGCAAACAACGAAACAATACTATATGATAATATTCCATTTACTGTTTATCTTACAAGTGATATTCAAGAGTTCGGTGCGATAGGTGCAGATAAAGATGGAAACTTATTATACCAATTTCAATTTGATGTAGAGGAGAGTTTATAATGAAATATTTAGTTAAGCATTGGATAAATGTAGATATGATTGCAGAAGAAGTTATAGATGGTAAAGATGTTGATTTAAAAACTAATAATATAGGAAAGCATGAAGAACCATCAGAAAATGCAAACTATGTTGTTGCAGATAATATAAAAGTGAAAAGGAGAACAATAGAAGAATATGACGAGAAGTCTGACGACAGCAATAAAGAACGAATTAGCGACTAATGATATTAGACCCGTTCATCTTATTACAATCGGTTTTACTAGCCCTGTTAATATTACTGATTGTTCCTTTTCATTAACGAGTTCCGTATCAGGTTCTAGTGTAACCTATACTGCGTCTGATTTCATAATGGGTATTTCTAATTTTACAGAAGAAACAGATGTAACTAAAACATCATTAACATTATCTTTATCAGGTGCAAATCAGACATTTATCTCAACAGTATTAAATGAGAACGTAGTCAATGATAGTGTTGATATTTTTAGAGGTTTGTTAAATAGTTCTAATGCTTTAGTAGCTGACCCATTTTTATTATATTCAGGAACAATAGATGCTTTTACAGTTACAGAAAATAGAAAATCAAGCAATGTGAATTTGCAAATTGTTTCTCATTGGGCAGACTTTGATAAAACTAATGGACGTAAAACAAATAATACATCTCAACAAAGATTCTTTAGTGCAGATGTCGGTATGGATTTTTCATCAGAAACAGTACAAGATATTAAATGGGGAAGACCATAATGCAAGATATAATAAATCTATTCAGAAAATTTAATAATTACTCAGGATATTCAGATTATGAGTTATCTAATTATTTATTCCCTAGTATAAAATTTAATCAATATAAAAAACATTATAATAAAAACAATTTAATTGGTTTCACTAATTGGGCTTTACTATCTGACAAAGCTGAAAATAAAATATTATCTTCACAACCTTTTAATGATGAAGATTGGAATAGTGGAAAAAATTTATGGCATATAGAAACTGTATCTATAACAAATTTAAAAAAAATAATATCTTGGACTAAAAACAATCTAGCAACTAAATATGGTGTTAATAGACTTGTTAAATGGATTAGAGTTAAAAATAATAAAATTAGAACAATTAAAAAAGTTTATTCAAAGGATAGTTGGTTATGGGCGGAATAGTAAAAACAGTAACTAAAATAATAAAAGCACCTATTAAAATTATTTCTAAAGCTTTATCTTGGTTAAAACCTAAACCACCTGAAATACCTGATTTTGGAACTACTGATTTTGACGATTATGAAACAGGTGTATTATTAAATAAACAATCCAATGATGCTAATATTCCTATAATTTACGGAACAAGATTAGTTGGCGGAACTAGAGTTTTTATGGAAACTTCAGGAACAGACAATACCTATTTATATATGGCTATTATTCTTGGTGAGGGAGAAATAAACGATATTACAGAAATAAAAATAGATGACAAAGCTGTTACTTGGGCAAGTGACTTAGCTGATAATACAGCAGTTGAAGTTAATAGTTCAGATAGTAATTTTTATAAAGATTCTACAAGTTTAATTAGAGTAGAACCTCATTATGGCACAGATAACCAAACAGCATCAACATTATTATCTACACTATCATCATAGGGTACAAACCACAGATTAAGAGGAATTGCATATTTAGCTTTACGTTTTAAATGGAATCAAGATGCATTTAGTTCAATTCCAAAAGTTCAAGCAGTAGTTCAAGGTAAAAAAGTTGTATCTTATAATTCTTCTTTAGTTGAACAAACAGCTTCTCATTCAACAAACCCAGCTTGGTGCTTATTAGATTATTTAACAAATGAAAGATATGGAAAAGGTTTAGCAGTAGGAGATATTGATTTACAAAGTTTTTATGATGCGTCAGTTGTTTGCACAACACAAGTAACACCATATTCAGGAAGTTCAGATATTAATATATTTGATTGTAATGCTGTAATAGATACATCAAAAAAAATAATAGAAAACGTAAGAATATTTTTAACAGGTTGTCGTGGTTATTTACCTTATACTGCTGGAAAATATAAATTAATTATAGAAACAACAGGCACAGCATCAATCACATTAACAGAAGATGATATTATAGGTGGCTTTAATCTTAATAGTGAAAACAAAAATGATAAGTTCAATAGAGTTATTTGTAGTTTTATAAATCCTGATAGAAACTACCAAGTAGATGAAGTTCAGTTTCCGCCAATAGATGATTCAGGCTTACCAAGTGCAGATCAACACGCAACTATGAAAACAGAAGATGGTGGTTTTTTATTAGAGGGAAGATTTGATTTTCAAACATTAACATCTCCATATCAAGCAGAAGAAATGGCAGAAATAATTTTAAGAAGATCAAGAGAAGCTTTAAAATTAGATATAAATGTTAGTGGAGATGGATATGATTTAGCGATAGGAGATATTGTAAATATAACTCACGGATCACTAGGTTTTTCTGCAAAACCATTTAGAGTTTTAGCAATGAGTTTTAATGAAGATTATACAATAGGTTTAGTGTTGGTAGAATATCAAGCAACTCATTATACTTGGGCTAGTAAAACACAAGCTAGTGCAGTTCCAACTACAACACTTCCAAATCCATTTGTAGTTCAACCACCAGCAAGTGTAACTTTAACTGACCAACTAATTGCTTATAATGATGGAACTGTAATTGTAGCTTTAGATGTGGCC